CAGCAAACCTTGCAGCATTAATTTACGATCCAATGTGGTTTGCTACAGCTTACCTAAGACCTCTACAAGAGGTTGATGTAGGTCAGCAGGGTGATTCAACTAAAGGTATGATGGTTGAAGAATGTACTCTTGAGGTACGTAACCCATTAGGATGTGGAGCAATCTACGGTCTTAATTAAAACTATTAGGAGAGGCTTTAATTAGTCTCTCCTTTTTATTGGAGAATGAATATGACAAAAAAGGGCGGAACAGTAGGACCTATTTGTCCACCAGGACAGATGTATGATCCACTTGCAGGTAAGTGTATGCCAAAACCAAAAGCTTCTAAACCAAAGAAAAAATTATTTAAGGGAGCAGGAAAAGAAATTATGCAGCCCTATGCTAAAAAATATAAAGATGGTGGCTACGTTATTACAGGGAGAGATTAATGGACTATTCTAAAGTTAGTAAGAAAAGCCAGAAGAGAGGTTTACAAGTAATTAATAATAGACCTCTACCAAAAAAGAAAAAAAGTATGAGTGATATAAAAAAGTTTATTCAGGATCAAATGCCGCCAGGTACAGCTTCTTATAGAAAGAGTGACTATGATGACGGTAAGAGAGTAGTCAATACTTCTAAAGGTCCAATTATAACTAATTTAAAAACTAAAGAGCAAGCTACTTATAAAGCTATGGGTGGTATGGCTAAGTATTATGAAGAAGGTGGATCAGTATTAACTGGTCGTCAACATAACTTACCTGATCAATTAAAAAAGAAAATAATAGCAGCTAAGAAAAAGAAAAACTAATTAACATAACGGAGGGAACAATGTACGTTATTAAAACAGCAAACGGAAATATATACCCAGTAGAAAAGTGTGTATACAGAATAGGTGCAGTTACCAGTGGTGGATATAAGTTAACTCATTTATCACTTATGACGGTTACTGAAGCAGCAGGCGCTGAACCAAATCCTGGATTAACAGATAATCCTGCTGCAGCAACAGCTGGAGACTTATTAGGTTATATTGGTAAGACTGGTAGATTTATTGCTATCACAGAACCTGCTACTTAATAGGAGAAGAGGATGGCAAAAGAAAACGAATTTATATTTGGTAGTTCTACAGTAAAACCAAAGGAAGATATTAAAGCAGGTTTTGATTTACAAACAGGTAACTGGGAAGCTAAACAAGATGTTTCACAGTATTTAAAAAATGCTCAGCTAGATAGAGATAGAGAAGCATACTTTGGAAGAAAGCAAAATAAAAGTGGTTTTAGAAAAATGGCCACTATACCAGATATTGTAGCTATTAAAATTAATGAAGACCACGGAATAAATTTACATGACAATACATTTATGCGTGATAAAGATAAAATGAAAAAGCTAAAGTATATATTACAAACAGAATATAAACATTTGCTTGTAAATACCTAGGGAGATAACTATGCCGACTTATGCAAATTTTACAGCATTAGTTAGAGATTGGTCTAACAAAGATTCATCTGTATTATCTGATACCAGGATTCAAGATTGCTTAAGGTATGCTGCAGATAAGTGTTATAGGAATCTTAGAGTAGCGGCATTAGAAAATACTATTACATATAACTCTACAGCTTTAGCTGCAGCTACTACAACTGGTACTAATTATTTACCAAGTCAAACAGATGTAACTTTACCAAGTGATTTAATAGAGTTTATACAAATAAGAGAAATAGATGTTAATGGTAGAACTTGTAGAGTATTTAATGAGAAGACTGATCTAAGAACATTTAATGATTGGTCAGCACTTAAAACAAGTTACATAGGTTATTTTTCAAGACAAGGTAATACATTATTATTAGCACCTGGATTTGGTCAAGCAAATAGTTTAAGTACTGCAGATAAAATAGAATTACATTATTATAGAAGACTACCTGCACTAAATGCATTGTATGACGTAACACCAGCTAACTATGCTGCAGGATTTTTAACACAAGATAATGCAGCTGCTGTAAGTCTTTTCTTTGTTAATAATGATGCTAATACAGCTTATGCTACACAATCAGAAGCAACAGCCGCCGATACTGGAGGTGTAGGAACAAACAATGCTAAGTACAAAGGTAATGAAGCAGCTAACTGGTTACGTGATGAGAATGAAAGAGTATTATTAATGGGTGCACTTTCAGAAGTATTTTATTATTTGCAAGATGATGATCAAGGTGTTAAGTATAAAAAATTATTTGATCAAGAAGTATTTGAATTAAATGATGAGGATACTAAACGTAATGCAGCAGGAGGAAATGTGCAAGTAAACTTTAATGGAAGAGGGTTAATCTAATGACAACACCAGCAGCACCAGATACAGTTAATTCAGTTGGAGCAACTGATGATGCCTCTAAAGGAGGATTGTTTAATACTTTAAATAATACTACTCTTTCAACACTTGAACAAGCAATAGCGACTAAAGCTACTGCCGCAGCAACTTCTGCTACTAATGCAAAGACTAGTGAAACTAATGCAGCAACTTCAGCTACTCAAGCACTTGCATCTAAGAATGCGGCAGCTACTTCAGAAAGTAATGCAAGTGGTAGTGCAACTGCATCAGCTAATTCAGCAACAGCAGCAGCCGCTAGTTATGATGCATTTGATGATAGATATTTAGGAAATAAAACTAGTGATCCTACTGTTGATAATGATGGTAATGCATTATTAACCGGTGCTTTGTATTTTAAAACTACAGATAATATACTTAGAGTTTATACTGGATCAGCTTGGGTAACAGTTAAACCAACTGCAGCAGAGCAAGTAAAAATTAATACTGTAGCAAATGATAGTTCCGTAATTAATACAGTTGCTGGTGATACAACAGAAGTTAATGCAGTAGCTGGTAAAGCAACAGAGATTGGAAGATTAGGAACCACTGATGCAGTAGCAGATATGGCTTTGCTTGGTACTCAAACAGTAGTTGATGATATGGCGTTATTAGGCGTACAAACAGTAATAGATGATATGGCACTACTTGCAGTTCCAGCTGTAATAACTGATATGGATTTACTAGGTGCTAGTGGAGTTATTCCAAACATTGCTACTGTAGCAGGAATAGATAGTGATGTAACTGCAGTAGCTACTAATCAATCAAATATAAATACAGTTGCAGGAATATTTGAAGGTACAGCTACATATACAGTTACTGTTCAAGGTGGTGTATTTTATATTAATACAGGAAGTGGTGCAGTAAGTAAACCAGCTCTTTCATTAGTAAAAGGATTTACTTATACATTTGATGTTAGTGATAATACTAATGGTGGACATCCACTTGCATTTAAAGATAGTGGTGGTAACTCTTATACTACAGGAGTAACTGTAACTGGAACAGCTGGTCAAGCAGGTGCTAAAGTAACTTTTGCGGTACCTTCTACAGGAACACAACCAGCTAGCTATTATTGTACAGTACACGGTGCTGGTATGGGTAATACTATTACTACAACTACAAATGATATTGCATTAGTTCTTGCTATATCTAATGAAATTACAACAGTAGCAGGAATAGATAGTGATGTAACAGCTGTTTCAGGTAAAGCAACTGAAGTAGGAAGATTAGGTACAACTCAAGCAGTAGCTGATATGTTAGCTTTAGGTACAGGTCAAAATGTAACTAATATGAATAACCTTAATGCTACTAACGTTATTACACATATGAATAACTTAGGTACAAGTACTAATGTAACTAACATGGCTAACTTAAATGGTACTAATGTTATTACACATATGGCTAATTTAAATGCTACTAATGTTATTACACATATAAATAATTTAAATGGTACTAACGTTATTACACATATGGCTAACTTAAACGGTACTAATGTTATTTCAAATATGGCTGCTTTAAATGCTAGTGGTGTTATAAGTAATATTGGTGTTGTAGCTAGTAATATTAGTCATGTACAAGATGTAGCTGGTGATATAGCTAATGTTAATACGGTTGCTACAAATATAACTAATGTAAATGCTTTTGCTAATACTTATTTTATAGGAGGCTCAGCACCTTCAGGTGGCACAGTAGGTAGTGGTGATTTATGGTATGATACTAGTTCATCACAAATGAAAGTATATAATGGATCTGCATGGGTAACATTTATATCAACTTATAATACAGGTAACTTAACAGAAGGATCTAATTTATATTATACAAATGCAAGAGCTGATGCTAGAATTACAAATGCTTTTAGTAATGCTGTAAGTTTAGGTAATAACTTAACTGTTGCAGGTGAACTTAGAGGTCCAGCTACATTTGTTATTGATCCTGCAGTAGTAGGTAATAATACAGGTTTAGTTCAGATTAAAGGAAGTCTACAAGTAGATGGTACAACAACTACAGTAAACTCTCAAACATTAGATGTTACTGATAAAAATATTACAGTTGCAAATGGTTCTGCAAATGCAGCTGCTGCTAATGGTGGTGGTTTAACAATTGATTGTGGAAGTGATACAGATGCAACATTTACTTATGCAAATGCAGATGATTCACTTAGTGTAAATAAAACTTTTAAAGCACCTGCAGTTAAGATAAATGGAGCTGATGCAGCATCACAAGGTTTTGCAGTAGCAATGGCAATAGCATTATAGGGAGAAAATAATGGCACAGAATTTTAGACAATATAAAGAAAGAAACATAGGAACGTCCGCAGTAGACTTTCCTGATGGTTCTAACTTTGATAGCTTTGATTGTATTGTAGGAATACGATTAGCAAATACTCATACACAGTCAGTTACAGTAGAAGCTTATATACAAAATGGAGGTAATAACTTTTACCTTATTAAAAATGCGCCTATTCCAAGTGGATCGTCACTTGAGTTAATAGATGGTGGTGCTAAGATAGTTGCAGTGAATGGGGATAGATTATATATTAAATCAAATGTAGCAAGTTCAGTAGACGCAATAGTATCTGTTGTAGATGCAATTAGTACATAGGAGGTTATATGCCATACGTAGGAAACCCTTTAGCAAATGCTTTTTCATCTAGGGTAAAGCAAGATCTTACAGGACAAAGTGGTACAAGTTTTACTTTAACTCATGCAGTATCTAGTGCAAATGATTTATCAGTTTATATAAACCATGTACGACAAGAACCAACAACAGCTTATACAGTTGATTATAATACATTGACAACTACAGGTAGTGTTGCAGGTACAGATGACTTCTATATTATATATGATGAATTAGGATTACAAAGTATAGCACATGATTCTGCTCAAGCTATGAAAGCTACTAGTGGAACTTTTACTGGTGCTATTACTGCAACTGGAGTAACATCTAGTGGTGCTGTATCAGGAACTACTGGTACGTTTAGTGGTGCTGTAGCAGGAACTACTGGTACGTTTAGTGGTGCTGTAACTGCTAACAGTACATTAGACATGAACGGAACTGAACTAATATTAGATGCTGATGGTGATACATCAATTACTTCTGATACAGATGATGAAATAGATTTTAAAACTGCCGGTACGGATAGATTCCTTATTGATTCAAGTGGGTTTTTGCGTCAAAGATTTACATCAGATAACTCAACGACTGCTGAAGGTTTTTTTATAAACAATATGCAAAATTCAACAGGGAATAATACTTCTCTTATATTTAGTAATGATAGTGGTGGTAGAAAGAAAGCAGCAATCGCACATATTGACACTGGTAATTATGGTGCAGGTGATTTGGTATTTGCTTTAGATGGTGCAGATTCTGGTGCATTACATTTAACTAATGATGAAAAAATGAGAATAGCATCTAGTGGTAATGTTGGAATAGGAACAACAAATCCAGGCACAAAATTACAAATTGTAAATGATACTGATACTGATTATAATATTTCTACTGCAACAACTAACGCAGTATTAAATTTAAAAAATAATACTGCTGGTGCAAATAATTCTGTTGGTATGTCATTTAGTACAGAAAGTAATGGTGAATGGTACTTAACTGCTGTTCAAGAAACCTCAAGTGAGTGTGCTTTTCACATAGGTGCAAGAGCTTATGGTAGTAGACACGATAGAATGAAAATTAATTCTGATGGTACTGTATTAATCGGAAATAAAGATAGCAATCCAACTGCTTGGGGATTAAGAGTTTTTAATGTTCATGGAACTCATGCAACTATAGAAGGTTGGAACGATAATAGTGGTGGTAAAAACTTAAATCTATTTAGACATGATGATGCATCGATATTCCAAGTAAGTAATGGTGGAGCAGTATGGGCTGCTGGTGGATATAGTTCTGATAAGGCATTTAAAAATATAATAGGTGATTGTACTGAAGGTTGGAGTAAACTTAAAGACGTTCAACCTAAATCTTACAGGCATAAAAGAATATCAAATGTAGAGCAAGAAGATGGTACAACTAAAGAAGTATTTAGTGATGATGATATGGATAGCAATATTCATTATGGTGTTATAGCTCAAGATTTAAAAAAAGTTTTACCAGACATTACTTATGGTGAAGAAGGTAAAATGTCAGTAGATTATCATGGTTTGCTTATGGTTGCTATTAATACTATTAAAGAATTAGAAACACGAATAACAACATTGGAGAATAAGTAATGGCATTATCAAAAATAACAGCTGCAAGTATTACAGATAATACTATAACTAATACTCAGATTAATTCTAGTGCAGCAATAGCTAAAGCTAAATTAGCATCATTAGATATTGTTAATGCTGATATTAATGCAAGTGCATCAATAGCTAAAACTAAATTAGCTTCTTTGGATATTGTAAATGCTGATGTTAATGCAAGTGCTGGAATAGTTGCAACAAAGTTAGGAACAATGGCAACTGCTAATATGCCAGTAGGTTCAATAATACAAGTTGTTAGTTTAAACAAAACTACTGGTCACGATGTTCAAACTCATATGACTTGGACAAGTTTGTATGCTGATAGTGACTGTCTTAAAATAACACCTACAGCTACATCAAGTAAAATTATTATACACTATATGTTAGACAGGGGTAATGGTTCAATAAGTGGTGAAGCTCAAACTGATTATAGAATAATAACTACAATAGGTGGTAGCCAATCAAATTATGCATTATCAAGTGGTGTAATAAATATAAGTAATTCTGGTTATCGTTATGGTTCACTTGGTTCATTTACTGGAACTGTAGTATCACCAAGTACAACTTCAGAAATTACATTTAACATTCAAACCAGAGTTGGAAATTCAAAAAAGGGAACATTAAATCCATATCAACATAGTTGTGGAATAACTGCCATGGAGATTAAAGGTTGAGTACATTAATAAAAATAGGAAAAGCATTAGAAGTTTTAGGAATAGAAGAATACATTGTAAGAGCAGATGCTTTAATAGACACAGAAGAAAAGTTTAATAATGCCTTTAGAAAAATTACTGGTAAAGATGAACACGATAATGCAATAGAAGATTCCGACACAAGTAAGTTTGGTGTTACATGGTCACAAGTAAAAGCAGAGATGGATAAACAATAAGGAGAACAACATGCCATATATAGGTAAGCAATTAATACAAGGAGAGTTTATAAAGCTAGACAGTATTACTACGTCAGCTACAGCAACTTTTGCCTTGCAACGTGCAGGTGTAGCATTTACTCCAGCTAGTGCTGAATCAATGATTGTAAGTTTAAACGGAGTAACACAAGCACCTATTGATGCTTATACTTTAAATGGTAGTAATATTGTGTTTGCTTCTGCACTTACAAGTAATGATGTAATAGATTATATAATAATACTAGGTGAAACAGGTTCATTAACTACACCAGCTGATGGTACAGTAACAGCCGCTAAATTAAATTCACAGTTAGCTAGAGGTGCTACACCAATTAGAATAAATACTAATACACTAGCGACTAGCCAGA